CTTCCGTAAGAAGAACAAATCCATCTTCAGTTTCTATTGTACCAACCTCTACTTCGACTCCAGTCAATCCCGATAGAGATTCTTCATAACCCTCAAGTAATTCTACCTTGTACCAAAAGTTTTTAATCCTTTCTTCTGCAGAACCAAATCTTACATAATTTTCAAAAGTATAATCGGAACCACTTACGTATTGAATAGTCAACTTTTCAGTATCAATACCAAGAGTTGATGTGTACGCATTTACTAAGTTAGTAGATGATTGAGAACCACTTGCTAATAAATCGTCATAAATCTGATAACCAATTCCACTATCTACTTCTAAAGAAAAATTAGGCCCTTGAAGTGGTGGACAGTAATCCACATCTTCACCATTTAATGTTATTGTTTCAATAAATGGTTCTGATTGAAGTTTAGATATCCATACCTTTTGGTTTGGTTGAACACTTGCAGGAAGTGGTTCATATAATTTAAGAATTAACGAATTATCCTGAGTGTTTGGTGCCCAATTAGCAATTAATTTATTGTCACCATCACCTAAATGTGCTAAGTGAGTTAAGTACTTAGAATCTGAGAATATGTTGTTGTTTAATTGTGATTTAAATGCCTCAACAATTCTATTAACAGCAACTGACCTTGGTATCTCTAAATCACCTTTATCAAATACTACTGTAAATGTTTCCGTCTTTCCATTAACAGGTTTTTTACCATTTGCGTTTACCGGAGTTAATGTAAATGGAATTTTAATAATATCAATACCTTCAGTACCTTCTAAATCGAGATAGTTGATTAATAGTTCCTTTACATTAAATTTTAAAACATAGCTATCATTTGGTGTGGGTTCTTCATATACATCCCTACCTTGCTGTTTTGCAAACGGGTTTCGTTCATTTGCAGTTCTTCTTAATGCGTTTTTAACTCTACCAATTCCAATATCTACATAAGATGTTGTTGGTGTTGCCAAAAATGAAATTTGAAAATCTACATCATATCCAATGAAATCACCACCCCTAATTTCTTTAGGATATTGAATACTTCGAATATCGGGTACTTCGATAGAAACTTCATCTACCACTTCAAGGGTAAAATCAACTGCACTATCAAGAATATCAAAAGAATCTTGGGCTTGTTCTGCAGGTTTTGTATTTAACTCTTCAGATACATACTCTTCTTTTACTGAAGGTAATGGTTTGTCTGATAATGATACCTGTGGTAAATCTTTTATAGGTCTTAATATACTCGGAAGTCCAAGTTCGTCTTTTCTTCTCCCTTTTTTAATAATTTTAGAAATTTTGGGGCGTTGATTAATCGGAGATAGTGGATTTTCCAAAATCTCTTCGTTTAATCTTTTTAATATGTTATCTAAATCAATCCTTGACATTTCTTAAAATTTATATTCTTCCACATTACGACCCACTTCTTCCAATTGAAGTATTTGCTTTTCGTATTGGTGGTAGAGATGTATCGGTTTCTACCTGAGTGTTGACTAACACACTTTTCTCAGTAACCCTTTTACCACTTCCACTACGTCCAATTGAAGTATTTCTACCACTTCCACTACGTCCAACACCACTACCACTACGACCGATATTTTTATTCTTTTGTCCCCGTTGTAATTCTGAAATAGAATATGGGAATAGTTTTATATTATACTTACCAATTTTATCAATCAATCTATGTGGTATCTTAATACCGGCATAAGGTCCTCGTTGGAGATTATCAAATTCTAAAATTTCCTTACCAATGACCATAGATATTGCTACCACATCATCATTTTTTTCAACAATTAATGGAATATCCGTTTTATCATTTATATTATATTTTTTAGTTGATGGACTTTTCAATCTAATAATTGGTTTTAATACTTTTTTCTTAACTACTCTATGTGATAAAATATCAACATCCAAGTCTTTATTAATTACAAGTTCCATTGAAATGGATTCACTACTTCCTGCAGTTAAAGTTTCAGTATTACCATCCATATCAGTTATAATAATTTCCGATATTCTATATAATGTAGTATCTGGTGATTTTATAAAATACTTAGTACCACGTGTTTCGGTAAAAGTTTCTAACCCTGAATCTAATAAATCCTCTTCATTATTTGATATAATTGATACGGATGAATTTGGTCCTATTAACTTTATTATTACTGTATTTTTTTCTGAACTTTGTTTGGGTGTAGGTTTCTTTGCAAGAATAAATGGTAAACTTACAAGTGTACTATTACCAATATTAAATGGTTTTTCTTGATTATCCTCAAAATACTTTACCTTTAATTGTAGTTTATTTATACCCAATATTTGTCTTGAAATGGGGTCTTCTAATAAGGTAACATCTTCGATAGTTTCGGTACCTGTACCTACTACTTCTAAAATATATTTTTGATTAGATGTATAATCTGATTTTTTAACCTCTATCGTTTGTGGTCCACTATTAAATAAAGTTGATAATTTAACTTTATATTCTTTAGGTGCTTGACCAGGTAGTGGCATTCCATTTACGTGTACAGTTGCACCTTTAGGCTCACCTTCTAAAAACTCAGTAGTAATTTTAAACACATACTCATCTGCAAGATTTAAATTATCACCTAATGTAGTAGATATATCGTTATCTCCATCAGGTGTTAAATCATTGTTTGGAGTATCACCTCCACCACCAGTAGAACCATCACCATTACCACCACCACCGGTACCACCTGGTCCGATTTGGTCAAACTCAGCCATACCATTGTTTTGGTTTAGGTCTTCTAAATAATATCTTTCTATATAAGCCATTATAATCGGGTTATTTGTTCATTAGGTCTGTTAACAAAATCTCCTCTATTTTCGAATGGATTTATTTCTTCTTCATATTGTCCATCAAATACAGAAATTGGTCTACCACCACCACCACCTCCACCACGTGATGGGGTTGGGTTTGGTACTATCTCAACTGTTTTTATTGGATTTGGGTCAACAAATTCAATTGGTTCAGATACATTAGTTAATTGTTTTTCATCATCAATCTTAGTGTTCAATTGAACATCTTTAATTGGAACATCTTTATCTATCGTTACCTCAATACTTGGAACAATTGCATTAACTACTAAATCAGATTCTCTTCGTTCTATAATTGACCGTGTTCTATCTATACTTCTATCCAACTCAGTATCAACTTGAGTTTTTTGAAGTTGTCTTTTTGGTAATTCCCTATCAACAACATCAACTAATATTTTTAAACAAGTTTGTTCAACCGATTCTACTGTTAATTCTAAAGAAGGTTGTGCTGCTTTTCTTTTACCGAAATTAGCATCATTTATATTTGATATTTTATTTTGATATTCGTTTGTTACTGCTTCTAAATATTTTTTGTGAATTCGAGTTGCAAATCTATCAAACTCTTTTATGTTGAATTCATCTTTTAATTTATCAAACCATTTAGTTGTATAAAATTGCTTTAAGAAAGTATCAATTGTATCTGGTGTTATTTGATATACAAACTGAAATACGAATGGTAATACATCATCTCTAAACTGTGAGTTGTTGTACATCATTCCAAAACGTTTTCCTAAATCGGTTGAATCTGCAACGTCATTACGCTGAGGTAAAACCTTAATTTCAGTACGTGATGGAGAAATTTCCTTTATCCAAAGTTTCGCATTTATATTTGGACGATAATCACCAACTCTTCTATTTAATAATGTTACCTGTGTCTTAAAGATTCCTGCATCATATCCCGATTCTTTTAGAAGTTTACTAACATCGATAAAATATTCTTTTGGAAAATTTCCCAATTGTAAAGTAGTACCTTCTGCTATTAAAAAATAATCTTTAATATTTTCCGTTGTTAGTGGAATATACCTAACTAAAGCAGTATCACCTGCAGGATTTAATTGAAGTGGAAGTTGGTTATCATTTATATCATATGCAATAAATTCAATAACATCAGAATCAGAAAACCCAAAGAAAGATTGCAAAGTTCCCTCTTCGAAAATCTCTCTGTCCTTTTTAGAGATTCGATACCCCCTGTTATTTAATATTTCCTTGAATGTTTTAATTGCCATTATAATTTACTTGCTTTTCTTGCTTTTCTTAATCGTGTCGTATATTGAACTTCACCCGATGGTGTTGTTACAACTACTTTACCATCATAGTTTCGTGTTTTACCCCAACCCGTTGGTCTTTTATTATTGATAACACTCATACTTTCTTTAATAGTAACCACAACTTGTGCACCTCCAGGAATTGATACTTGTCTACCTCTTGCAGTTTGTGTACTACCCGGTATTTGAATACTAAACCAACCCGTATCACCATCATCACTTTTTTCAAACTTAACAGTTACTGCATCTGCTCCACTATTTACAATTTCAAATTTCTCACCCGATTTAAAACCTCGGAATCCATCAGTACCTTTTAATGATTCTGCATAAATATCAAATTCACCACCTCCTTTATTTAGGTTATTAATGGTTACAGTTTCACTTAAAGAATCTGCTCCTGCTGCCAATTGTGCAGTTCTACCAAATAATTGTTCTCTTAGTAAATCTACCTCCTGTAATAACGATTCATTTCTAGCAGTTAATGATACTCGTTGAATTGCTTCTTGAGTTGAGTTTTGAATTGCAATTTGTAAATCTGATTGAGCAGTTGAAAAACTTTCCTGAGTAACTACAAGTTGTTCATCCGAAGATACTTTTGATATAGTTACTCCATCTAATTCTCGTCTTAAACTTTCATTAGTTGCATTTAAGGATTCTATTTCTGATGTTAATGAACCTACTTGCGATTCTAAACTTTCAACTTGAAGAGTTAAATCATTAATTGATTGAATTGCTTCATCATATATAGAACGTAAAACTGTATCTGGTAATAATGGTCGTTCTCTTGGTAATAATTCTACAATTGCAGTATCAACTGATTTTAATAACTCTTCTTCATTATATCTTGGTCTAATTAGTTTACCCGATATTAATCCAGCAGACACATCGGATTTTTCTACAACATTTACACCAACATCATTTTTTGGTTTTAATGCTTTAGACCCGGTCTTTTTAATCTCCCGAATAAATTTTTCGTTCTGTAAACCTTTCTTTTCCATTAAGATATTACGTTAAAGGTATAATCATCATCAAAGTATTCATCAATACCACTTCTTGTAACTTTTATTTCTACTTTATATGTTCTATTCGTTTCCCAATTTGATAAGTTTAAATCAAAATAATTACCATTTGAATCACAACTTATTTTGGTATAATTAGAAAATGGAACAATAATATCATCAGTATGATAATCTCTAATTTGATAATAGGAAGTGGTTGGTAAGAAACTACTAACTGCATATCTAAATGTTGAACTAAAGGTTTTTACAGGATATAGTTCCCTACCATTAACTCTGATTCGTGGAGTTGTATTTACTTTATATTCTTTCTTAAAGTTTCCGAATGTTACTTTAATATCATCTGCAGATAGCTCAGTTAATGAACCTGTTGAGAATGATGAATCATCCCAACCAATTCTAATTTTTGGTTGATGAATGGTATTAGTTTCTTTACTAAAGAATTTAAGAATACCATAATCATTTGTATCATTTTCAAGAGAGTTGTCAAGTTTAACAATTAATCCATTGTTTTCCTTAGAACCACTAATCCAATCTAACATGACATCACGCACGTTCATATTTACATCACGTGATTGATAAGAAAAGTTTTGAGAACCCGATACATCCGAGTACCACACTCCACCTCTACCAGCAAATGAACCAGTTGAGGTTCCAGCAAATACAGGTAATCCATCAACGATTGTATTTACCCATCTTAAATTAGAATCACCTTCGCGATAATTCCATGTTACACCTGCGGTTTCAATATTATCAAATCGAGTACCTTTACCCATTTCCCATGATTGAGAAATAGGATATGCATAAAGTGTAAAATCTAAAGGAATTTCTTCAGATTCAGTTTCTCTCAATATAAGAGTTGCCTCTTCAACTTCAACATCTCCCGATACGATAGATGATGATAAATTAGTTGTTTCAAAATTAAGAAGAGCACGAGATACATCTTTGATGTTACCATAGTACACCTTACTAACTTCTAATACTTCATCCAAACCACAATTCTGGTCAGGTTGTTGTAAATAAACCGATGCATCTTTTGATGCTGTAAGAAAATAGTATGCCATTATTTTGCTCTCCCTCTTATATCAGCATCAGGATACTTAACCTCAAAGACCGATGGGTCTAAAGATGGATAAATAATTTTACCCTTGGTTGCTGCATTAATATCATATGAATTAGCTGAATATCTTCCACCACATTTATTCACTACTTTGAATTCGGGTACTGAACTCACACCTTCAACATTCGCAACTAAAAGTTCTAATTCACTTATGTTAATTGTTTGATTAAATGTCCAATTATCAATTTGGAAATAATCCTTTAACTCCTGAATACAATTTACAAGAACTTCACTTTTATTATAATCTCTTTGAACAATAATTTCAAAATCAAATCCAATATTAATAATAAAACCATCAGAAATATTAATTCCATCGGTTAACATTCTAAATTCATTTAGATACGTTTTAAGATTTTCTTTTACTGCTCTGTTCAATCCACTCAACTTACCATCACTATCATATCCAAGTAGATATAAATTAATTGCAAATGGGTTATTTTTTTCATTCTCATTGGATGTTTTACCTATTAGAAATTTTTTAAGTTCATCCTGAATGGTTTGTCTATTTGGTTCCTCGCTTTCAGGTTTATCCACAAATGATTGTACCAAATCGGTAAACTCATTTAATGCGTTTGGTGAAGCAAGAATAGATGATGGTGAATTATTATCCAATGTTCCATCGGCGGTTGCATATGCTTTTGCAATTGAACCATACTTTGATGGCATTGCCAAAACCCTTACTTGGTAATCTTTAGAAGTTACCGCTCTGTTTTGAGAACCAAAGTTTGCCAAAGCATTTTGTCTAATTTCTTCAATAGTATCACCACCCTTACCACCTGTTGCAGGAACTTCATTATCTACGGCTACTGAGTTTTTGATTGAATTATACACTCCAAGTTGTGCAGAAGTGAATAACGTTGTATCTTCATCATATTCTACGTTTGTAATACGTGTAATAGTACCTTTACCAACATTTGATGCAATACCCCCACCAACTAAATACTTTACGGTAATCGTTGTATTTGAAGGTGATGTTCCGTATGATTTTGTTTTTAAGAAGTTTGTTGGGTCAAAGGATTCCTCCAATCTACTAATTGAGTTTGGTAATCCTAATCCTACATTCTTTAAATTGGGGATTAGTACCTCATCATTTGCAGAAGGGTCTCCTGCTCCAAACTGAATTGTAGTTGTACTATCACCATTTACCTTTCGTACAAATCTTCTTGATGTTTTAATCGTTTCAAGGATGTAAGGTACAGTTGATTTGAACTGATATAAATCAGGGTCATTTACCTCCGTGTTTGGATAATCAGTAAATACCATTTCCTGTGCAAGGTATGGAACTTGATAATATTTGTTACCATTACCATCTCGTACATCGTAAATATCAATTATATTAGTTGCACCTAAATCGATAGTTCTAAATGCTTCATATGCACCAAAATCAAATTCAGCCTCTTCAATAGTTGCAGATATTGCCTTAACTAGTTTTTTAACTAAGTAAAATGTGATTTCTCCAGTATCACCATCTCTTTGATATACCGTAATTTCTCTATCGGTATCATCTGAAAAATCTACCACATCCTGAGTGATAAAGTTGGTACCATTCTCTGCTTCAACTTGCATTCCTTCTTTAATACGTAGGAAATAGGTTTCATTGTAAGTGTTATTTGCACCCGTTCCTGTTGCGGGAACTAATTGATAAACTGAAAGAGTTGTTACTGATGGTGATGTTACCTTTGGAGTATATCCCAAATATTGAGCCAATGATATCACATTTTCAACATCATCAGCATGAACCATTAATGATTCTTTTAAAGTATCATCAACATAGTATGAAAGAGAATCACCAATATATGATGCCATTTCAATAAACATCATACCAGGTGATGATTCATTGAAATCAGAATAAGTTCTTGGGAAATATGTTTTAGCAAACTCAATTAAGTTTCCTCTAAATTGTGAGAAATCTTTGTTGAGGTACTTAATATCCTTTCCTCTATTCTTAAAGTTTTTATTTATTTTTGTTATCGCCATCTTATACTGTAAATGTTACCTCGTTTAATTGAACATCATCTCCAATTTTAAATTTAATTGAAACATTTGCTCGGTTCCTATCTTTCAAGTAATCAGTTTGTTCAACATCAATACTATCAATTGTAACGTAAGGTAACCATTGTTCTAACGCCGCAGTAATTGTATCTTCTATTTTTGTTGGTAATTCATCATTATTAAAATCGAATAATAATTCTTGTAAACCACTACCAAACTCAGGTTGTAAAATACGTTCTCCCTTTTTGGTTAGTAATAAATTTTTAATATTTGATGAAACCTGTTCTCTTGTTGTAAAAGATTGAGCAAATGCAGTATTAGTAATCTGAATGGGTAAAGTTATCCCTATTGCGTAATCGTTAAACGATTCGGTATCCTTTACATTCTTCTGTCCTAATACTATTGCCATAATTACATTCCTGGTCTAAACGGACCTTTCTTTTTATCTATTGCTTTCATTAACTGAGAATAATCTCTATTAAGTGCTTTATTCACTATGTCATTTCCCGTGTCAATTCCAACACCATTTGGTTG